GCCCCTTCAATGTTTAGTGCCGCCAATAGGCCCGGATAGGTCATTGCATCAATTGCAATATTGGTATCTGTCTTTTTAAATATAACAGCAGGTTCTAATTGATAATCAGTACGAATTTTATTAGGCTCAGATACATAACCGTCATTGGCTTGTACTCCATACCCAAACTTACTACCAACATAACCCTGTACCTTTGTAAATTTAGGAGTTTGAGTTAACTGGTCTAATGTTGCATTTAAAAACTGATTATTAGTATCTGTCTTAAAGATTTCTGGTAAGAAATCAATTGTTCTAATTCTTGTTGCCATTTATATACCTGTTAACCTATTTGTAATTCAGCCGGAGTCAATGCTGATATAACCATAATATCGGTAGCCTGTGCCCCGCTGACAAATATTTCATAAGGAGCACTACGAATTTCATATAGTTGTCCAAATTGCTGTGTAGGGTCATTGGAAACTAATACTACTGAGTTTATCAAATCTCCTATCTTACTATGTAAGTAGGAACTTAATTCTGTAAAATAGAACGTATCACCAAATGTCCAATTGTCAATATTAAAATAACTATTAATTTCACCTAACACAGCAGTACGTATTTCACTATCACTGGCTGTAGTTAAACTTGCTTTGATTACTTTGATTGTTGCACGTAACTGCGGATCTGCTTTATTTCCAAATAAAGGTTTGAACACTACGCTATTGAGAATAACACTATCTGTCAACATTTTATACTTATTGATATTACTATAAGCCAATGTTAATTCATTAATGTCCGGCACTGATGGTTTCATTACTTTACCAGTTACATCTTTCAACCAATTATTATAATCAACATAATAACTTTGAGTCACTACATACAAATCAATTATATTTGTAGTACCCGGATTAATACGTGTTGTGTTATTACTATTATGACGATATTGAAAACTTAATCCCTGTCTACCCGTCTTAGCAAAATAATTAGTTGATTGTACTAAATTAACTATATTTACATTAGATTTATCACTAACAGAAATATAGAACGCATCTTCTATTGTTGCATAATATATTTGACCAACAGCATAATCGTACTTGACTAATGCAATGTCTGCACGGGTACCAAAAGCATAATTTACATCACTAGTTGATATCATTTTATACTTTGTCAATAAGTTTATATCCGTTATTTGTTCAAAGAATACAAAATGATTTTTATTGGGCTTACCGGTTTCGTATCCTGTCATCTCATAAAAAATATCAGGTTCTTTGATAACCCCTGACACATTAGGGTCTGTGCTTGATACTTCAACACTATAGTCATCAACGTATCCGTCAGTTTCAACCAATTGACCAACAACACTTAATTTAATGTCTTTCCATATTGGATAGTTACTATCAAATTGACTATTCACTTTTAGAATGTTTATATAATCTTGTAATAATTTTCCAGTCACTGGGTCATATATAACGCTATTTTTATTAAAAGTAAATCGTATATTGTTTACGCTACCAAAGTAATATGCAAGAGATTTATATGTAACCAAATAACGATTACTACCTAAACTTTGAAATTTAACAAAATATAATGAATTGTTATAATCACTTACTGCCCAACGTGTTTGGTTGGCTAATAATGAGTTATTGAATGTTAGTGTGAAACTTTGATTCAAATTGATTTGCGTTATACATTCTTGTACTACTGTATTAGGCAATAAGTTAGTAAACGAAGGTAATACAGTTGTTAATATTACTCCGTCTGGGATTGGATTGTTAAGTATGACCGGGCCAAAACCACTACTTAAATTACCTTCGCCGTTATTATTACCGTCTCCCACAATACTAGCAACGCTAGTCCAAATATATGTAATGTCTGTTGCAGTAGGTAGACCTTCAACTAATCTATTGTTTTGGTCAAAGAATTTTCCACTAGGAGCAATGAATCTTAATAACGCACCCTCAGTAATAAATCTAACATTACCTGTACTGTATACACCAATTGGAATTGATCCTGAAAAGTTTTTAAAGTATCCAGTAGATTCTAATGAATTAAATGAAGTTTGGTGCCAAGTTACAGTACCATCACCGGTACCAGCATTGACTGCATATCTTCTATAGTGTTGTGTGTAATATTGAAATGAACGATGATTGTTTAATTCATTGTTTAGTGTTTCTGTTAAAAACTTAACAATATCATTTGTAGTATTAGCAGTAAAATTAGTATAGCCATCTTTATCATCCAAATATAAACCACCATCATCACTGAAATCATTTGTACTTGAATACTTTGCACTTGGGTCTAATAAATCATAGTTACGACTTACTCCTACACTACTGCGATTAAGAGCCTTGCTTTTAATAATTGAACTATACAATGTATATGGAAAGTTATTATAGTCTTCTCCGTTAACCATACGGTTTTGTGAGTAATAACGTTGTGGTGCACGTTCTTTAATATCTTGTAATGATTCACGTGCTTGTGCATTTGATATTGGTAATGGTAGTTCTAAAGTTAGTGTCAATGTTTCTACACGACCAACACGACTTACATAATTTAATGTAATAGACGTACCTTGAATTTCGCCAGGATTTATTGTATAGGTTAACGCATTACCAGAACGTATGTACGCTATAAAGTTACCAACTGGTATTGTACTAAAAACACCGTCACCAAAAGTATAAGTTACTTGGTCATTGAAACGTGATATTACACTATAATAATTCTTTGTAGTTGTTGATTTTTGTGGATTATTTGCATAGATACTTTCTACTTGAGTCCACTGTGTCAATGCATTGGTAGTACTATCTAAACTATATAACCAAGTATCAGTATTATTAATACCCTGTATATTAATATCTACTACCTGATTACTAATTTGTTCAGTAATAGTAAATGGAAATGTTTGTAATGCCCCTTGCTTAAAATATAAGAAGAATCCAGTATTAGGGCTACCATAACCTAATCTATCATTACGATATAACATGTTAAATATACCATTTGGGCCCGGTGGCAATTCATATACGTCAGTTGAATTAACACTAGAAACACTTACGCATTCAAAATTCATGTTGGTTCCGTTAACTGTAGCAGTAAACGGTGCAGTAGGTTTAACTCCAGATGGAATGTTTACACTATACTCATCTGTTTTAATATTCAATATTGATTTACTATTTCCAGGACGACCAACTTTTTGTGAGTCAATCAATGCAGCATTAACTATAGTGTTAAACTGTTCTTGCCAATTTGGGTTTGCATTATCATTCCATAACACAACTATGTTACTTAGATTTAATCCATTAACATCTTTAACTTGTTCAGTAGTTTGTATTGATGATATTTTTAAATATCCTTGTCCGGCATTATTACGCTTTGGATTATATCCAACTAAGTTGGCTAATTTGATAATACTGTCTCTGCGTTCAGCAGTATCAATAAAATTTTCACGGGTATTTAAGTCATCACGGAAACTTAAACTTTGACCCATAAATGCGATAATATCAAGTAATGCTACATATTCCGAACTCTCTACAAAGTCATTAAATGTCTCAGGATAATATGTTTGTAGGTAATCTACAAACGATTTACGTAATGTTTCGTAATCATAACTTTGAAAATCAGCCTGCTTATATGATTTATAGATTGTTTTCCAATCATTTACACCAAATATGCTGGACTGTCTAGAACTTGTGGCCATAAGTTTATATCTCTTTTATATATTTATCATACAAAAAAACACCATTTTTAACTGCTAAATGCAGAATTAGTATTCTGGTCAAAGAATACATTTACTGTTCTAGGAATATTAAAAGGTATTATAGCCATCTCAATTTCTACACTTATACCACTTTCATGTGGACTCGCTATTATAGAATTTAAAATGACTCTAGGATCTAAACTAGCCACACGTCTTATTTCTTTTTCTAAATCAATTTGAACCTGCAATACATTGGGTTCAAATATAAAACTCCATAATGTAGTCCCATAATCGGGTTTTCCAGGCTTTTGACCCTGGGGTATATTAAATGCATTTATTAAACTTTGTATGATAGTTTGTTCGTCAGATAGTTTATAGGATTTGTTATTATTAGCAATAGTGTTCACTACACCCACACCACCCTCAACTCCCGGACGATATGTAGAATTTACTTGATTGATATGTTGGGTACTAAACCCGGTATATGTTGGCATATTTGTTCCTAATATAATATTTATGATACTGCTTTTGACATATCTTGCTTAATAGTTTCTATTTTTTTACAACAATCTTTCCACACTGTATTTGCGGCTATCGTAGCATCACTATCTGGACCTGATTTTTCTTTTAAATCATAATAGGCTTTTCGTAAATCCCATTGTAAATCTTCTTGTTTCGTCAATTCTTCTTTTAATCTATCATACTCTTTTGCTTGTGCGGCAGTTGGCATTTTAAATGCACTAAGTGGCATACTACCAAACGATAATCCTGGAACCTTGCTGCCGGCGCCACCTAATAATTCTTTAGCCTGAGCCATCATAGGACCAAAATCCATAGTATCGGCAGCAATTGTAGGTAATTTAACTTCAACTGGTCCACCTGCGCCAATTGCATTTATAGAACCTGATAATTTAGCCAAATCTCCTGCACCCAAACCAGTACTGGCAAGTGACTGTAAACTAGCGGCCCCACCTGATAGTTTA